GCTAATGATTCGAGCGCAGTCATATATGCCAATTCAACTTTATCAGTGCTAGCTAAGTTAGTTTCGTAGTCACCTAGAACAAATGGAGATATTGCAAAAGATCCAATTTGATGTGCCCTTGTTCTTACTAAGTCAATGTATAAATCTTCGTAATCTTGCGCACTTATTTTATTAACAGTTGATAATGTCGAATCAGCTCTAGATCCAACAACTGCAGAAGTTGAAAATCCTTGACCGTAACCATAATTAGGTGATGCTGATACAGACGCTCCTAGAACTTTATTTGTTAAATTTCTAAGCGTGTTATATCTACTTGCTAATATTGTTGTAGTTGTAGCCATCAGTACTCTCTTTACCCAGTATTTATTTTATTTAATTGTTAAAACAATTAAAGCCGAATTATGCAAGAGTGATTTGATTAAAATACGCAGGTGCAGCAACATCAACATCGGCGCTTGCCCGATAATGTTGAAAAGTACTTTCAAGTCGTCCATCTACATTATTGTCGACGTTGTTATCAAACACAACGTCATTAAACTCAACTGTAAATATAATAGTGTTATCAGATTCTGATCTAGCTTTTATTGTATAAATGTTTCCTGCGTAAACTGCACTATATGTACCGCCACCAATTTTTTGATATACTGTTTGATCAGAAGAAGTTAATGTATAATTACCAATACTCTGGGCACCACCTTGCGTACTCTGCGTATTGTTAGCACTAAATGATACTATTCCTACTTGTGAGCAAACTTCAGCCCAATCTAGTCCTTTAGGTGTAGATGCACTAGTATTGTTTGCACTAATTCTAATTTCGCCGCCAGTGTTAAAAAAATATCTACGCTCGTTTTCGTCAGTAAACGTTACAATTACTTGGTGTTTAATTAATCCATTCCAAGTAGCAGTTCTCACACTGTTAATTGCAGGCTCAAGTGCAGCTTGCGACGGATGCATTAAAAATTTATCAATTTCAACTGATGACATTAAGTTTTCAAAATCAACAATACCCTTTTTATTTCCTTCAGGATCAGGTGTTGTAATTCCATCGTCATCAACAAAATTACTTGTATCTAATGCAATAGTATTTAAATTTTGTATTACTTCTGCAATACCAATATCACCTACACCGACTTGGTGTATTCTAGCCTTTAATACATCAGCGTAGATATTATTTACGTCTTCTGCAGATGCAATATCTCCTAAATTTGAAACAGGAGAACTTACAAGAACTTGTCCATATCCATTTTGTCCTGCTCCAACTCCTAGAACAAGTTTAATCTTTTCGTGTAAATTGTTTATTCGAGTTGCGGTAATATCGGCCATTAGTAATCCTTAAACTTTAAGTACACATTCGATTAATTTTTCCGAAGCGTCGTCACTTGATTCTAATGCAACTCCAACTAAACAGCAACCATTTAATACAGCATTTGCTGTGCCATTATCACCGCAGTATACTGCTTGACCTTTCTTTACTGGTCCAACTACACGCACAGGAACTCGTCCTTTTAAACCAATTGCTTGTCCGTTGCATTCGCTGTTCATCAAGTATGCAGGTGCATGTGATATCACACCAATTGCAATACTGTTAGTATTAGCTGCTTCAGTTTCGTGATCTTCGTGTGCGCAAACTGCCATAACTGTACCAACAGGGTACTCTTCAGCAGTTGTATATTTTTCTGCTAAGTCAGCATATCGTGCTTGTGTTGCAGTACCTTGGAATAAGTTTGCAGCAATGTTACCAGTTGCATCACGAACAGCAACAGAATTATTAGATGCACTAATATCACCGCTTCTAGATGTTCCACTAACTACTAATGCGCTGGATTTTTCTGCAAGACCTGTAAAGTTAGCTGCATAAACATTTGCCCAACGCAAGCTAGCACTGCCTATATTAAATGTGTTATCAGTTGCAGGGATAAGTCCAGTTGAATTAACTGTTGCAACGTGTGTTACAACTCCTTGTGAATCAGTTGTTTTTAGTTTAATAATACTGTTATTGCCTGAAACGTTTTGAATAACACCTTCAGTGCCATTTTCAACAATTATTTGAAGATCTTGTGAATCGCCTACAAAAAGTCCAGCATCTGGAAATTCTACAACTGAGCTGAATATTGTATTTTCGCCAACTGCTGTTAATACATATTCTGATGCATCTCTGCCACCTAATTTTAATGAATTAGAAGCTGTTCCCCAGAAATAATGCGGCGTCGATGTAACACCGCTTGTATCTAATTTAGTATTAACAAGAGTTACACCTTTTTTGACTCTATCAAAACCAGTTACTGGAGTAGCATCTGATAATGTAAATTCTGTCGGACTAATAACCATAACAACTTCGTCTTCGATAGTTGCGCCAATAATTCCTCTTACGCCGCCGATATCGTCTAGAACTTCTAGACTTTGCATTTGGGTTACACCTTCGCCTGCGTTTTGTGGGCCAATCAATACAAAGTTCGTACCGTTATATACATATAACTGATCATTGCCAGAGTCCCACCAAAAGTCTCCAACTGCTAAACCAGTTGGTTCAGCTGATCCAATTTCAGCGCCGCCAGTAGTGCGCCATTTTGCGCCGTCATAAAATTTAAGTTTGCTTCCAGCAGTATCAAACCAAACTTGTCCACTTAATGGTCTTGCTGGTTGATTTGCTCCTGCAAAATTTTCAAGTAAATAAAGAAAGTTCTCGTTTTGGATTTCGCCGTAACCGGCATAGTTTTTACCGATAAATTTAAGATCGGTAGTTTGATCAACCGTGCCGTCTTCGACAACTGTTAATAATGTATTATTATATCTATCAATTTGATATGCCATGTTAGTTTAACCCCTAGTACTATCTATTATTTATCGTTTTTTAATATGCTGTAGTTGTCTGGTGCACCCAGGCGTTACCTACTGCTTTATATACCATTAATGACCTTGTTGGTGTAAGAACAACTAGTCCTGAGGCGCCTTCTGGAGCAAAAACTACATCTTGCACCACTGATTCATTTTGTGTACCATTTGAATCAACTGCAATATAACTTACATTTTTAATTGCTTCAACGTTAACGCCGTCAACTGTTGCACCTGCATAAGAAGTAGCATGTATCTTTGCAAGTTTGTTTGCGTTTATTGAACCTACTGGATACATATCTGCCAAGTATGCTGCTACTGCATTTTGCAAAGTCACTCCGCTACCAAGACCGGTAATATCCATACTAAATGCAATTGTTTCTACTGCAACTTTTGTGTCTACATATAATTTATTTGCAGCATCTTGATCGTTATTTGGTGTAGCAAGTCCGGTAATCTTTTGATTATCTGCAATAGCAATATCGCCCGCTGCTGTAATAGAAATACCTGCTGTTGAGACTACTCGCAAATCGTTAGTTGAACTAATTGTTTTACCGTTGACATTAATTTCATCAACTTGTAGTTCTGTTAGCGTTCCTAAATTTTCTAAACTACTGTTAATAACTGTAGATTCTAAAGTAGTATTGGATAATTTTGCAACGCCGCCGATCATAAAAGATTTAGCAGTGTCGCTGACGTTTACGTTTACGTTAGATGTCCATGCATTAGTAGCTTGTTTCCAAGTAAGAAGCTTTTGTTTAGGAACTGCTGCTTCAGTAATGTCTAATATTAAACCTGCGTTATCTGCATCAGCTTGATCAAGCACTGTACCGTCAGCTGTTTTTGCAATTTCAATGTTTTTATCTTCTACTCTTAAAGTTGCAACATCAATACTTGTAGTATCGCCTTCAATTAATAAGTTTCCAGTTACTCTTAAATCGCCTTCTACGTCTAAAGTATACTCAGGAAGTCTATCTGTTGTAAATATACCTACGCGACCTTCGCTTGCATCAATGTAAATACCATCAACTGTAACCGATCCATATGCGCTTGATTTAACACGCAAACTTAAATCGTGATCTGTAAGCTGATTTTCAATATAAAAACGTGGGCCAACAACTTTTTGTACGTTATTTTGCGACAGACCGATTGTTAATCCACCTGAGTTTTGTACAGTTAAAGTTCCTACTGTAATACCATTTGAATCTGATGGTAAAAATTGGTCAGCTGTTCTAACAACGCCTGTACCTGTTACAAGTGAGTTAGCGCCTGATGCGATTCCGTGATACTTAAATGTATCTTTATTAATAATATTAAAGCCTTCGTATATTGTTCCATTTGGATTTGTATCAGTAACTAGTCCTAATATTCTCTGAGAATAAATTGGTGTAAATTCTAAATTACTAAACACTCCAGACAGTGTTCCGCCTATATACAAATAAGAAACAGTACGTGAACGACTTTGTAAATCTAACAAACTTCCAATTACAAATCCGCTTTGCCCTTGAGTAGCAGTATATTGTGGACCAATTAATATAGTATCTGTTCCGTCATATGCATACAACTGATTGTTTAGGTTGTCAATCCATAAGTCGCCGGCAACCATTTGTGGTCGCGAATCTTGTACAAATGGTCCGCCGGATGCTTTCCATACTGCACCGTCGTATACTTTTAATCGCTGATCAGTTACATCCCACCATACCTGTCCTGTTAACGGATTGCTAGGAGCAGCAGTATTTGCAAAACTTTCTAATAACTTAATAAAGTTTTCATTAAAATATTCACCGTACCCGGAATAATTTCTACCAACTAACACAAGGTTAGTGCTACTATTATCAATTTGCCCGTCGATTAAATCTGTTAGCAGTGTTCCGTCTGTCTTGTTTAGTTGATAACTCATGTTTTATTTTCCAGTGTAAATTATATAATTTAATGCTAAGTATGGGTTCATTACATTTAATGCAGTGCCTAATACACCTGTTGTTTTTACACCACCACTTTGTGCTAGACCTTGTGTGCCGCCTAGCCCTGGTTCTATCGAAAGGGTAATTGCGCCAACGTCTTCTGCTGCACCAGATGCTTCACGAATTCCGTAGTATTGGTTACCGTTACTACCTTCCATATCGTGCTCGTGTTCAGGTAAGTTATCAATTCCAATTGAAGTTGACTCTGCACCTAAGTTTCCGCCGATTTGGTCAGCCGCAGCATTAGTAACTCTATTAGCACTTGGGCCTCCCAAGTTATCAAGACCTAGTGGGAATCTACCACGCATGTCCGGAAGCGCAAAATAGTTAACACCAGCATCAGATAATAGTGCAGGGTCTTTAAAGTTAAATCCAATTACGTTATATAACTCAGTGAAATCAGAACGTTTAACTTCACTTCCGTCACATATTAACCATCCAGTTGGTGCTTCAGTTCCACCAAATGGCATAATTGCACCCGGAGGCACCAATGGTATTGATTTTAGAAAATTACGCTTAGTAATTTTATAAACACCCGTTGTTCCTGTAGTTACGTTTAATAACAATTCGTCAGCATTGCTTGCATCATATGTTACTGTTTTATTTGATATAAAACTATTAGCGATTGAAACATTAAATGTTTTAGTGCTTCCGCCAGTTTGTCCATCAAACGAAAAACTGTTTGGCTCAACATCGCCGCTTAACGTAAATGTAGTTGCACTAGCAAGTCTATCTGCACTGCCTGCGCGGCCACTAACTGTTCCACTTACGTTACCCTGAACATTTCCGTAGAATGTTGTAGCATGTATTTGATTAAATTTTAATACTGAACTACCTATTGACCTTGTTGAGTTTGAATCAGGGAACACATTAGCACTAATAATGTCGCCTTCACCGATCATATTTAGATCGCCGCCGACAATTACGTTTTTAGCAATTGCTGCGCCACCTGCTGTAAGAATACTACCTACGCCCAAATCAGTGCTGTCTATAGTACTTGTTATTTGTAAATATCCAGAATCAGTTTCACCTGTTCTAGGCGAAACTCTTATGTTTCCATTAACATCAACTGCTTGCTCAGGAGCACTGTTATTAAATCCTACTAGTCCCTGAGCATCAATTCTAACTACAGTTGGAGTTATGTTTCCGTTACGTAGTCTAATGTCAATATTAGCACCGTTAGTATTATGTTGAATTAGTCCAGCTTCGCCGTCGACACCAATCGTTAGCTGTCCGCCTGTACCAATTGTAACACCTTCGTTATTTTTAACGTTTAAATCAAAGTTAGTAGTTGAA